TATTCTTGATTTCCACGATACGCATTATTTTATCTCAAAAGTTGTAAACCTAAATGATACACTGAAAGTTGCATATGCTACGTCGCCAGTATTAGACGCAAGATTGAGAGAACCAATCTCTGTAGGCACACAATCATTATACTTGATAGTATTGTTCTTATTATTGTGTGAACTCATAATCAATAAAGAAATATCAGCAGAAGTAGATGGTTCTGGTGATGTAGTAGAATTGTTCTGTTTGTCGTTTACTGTACGCTCCAACCAGTTCTGAAATTCTTTGTACGATTCCATATCTTCATCTACAATAACATCAAGAGTAAGACTACCGTAAGTAATCTTATCACCTGCAAGTGCAATCTGAGATACGCGAGGTACGTTAAGTTCAACAGGACTTACACTTGCGCCAGGATGTACAACACTCTGTGCAAAGAATTCTAAGTTAGGATAATTACGTCTGTCTATGACAAACTTAAATCCCGTTGGTTGTAGATAGTTCTTGTTAGTTGTTAATGACATATTATATTCCTCTTTGTAGACTTATTTATACGTATAAAAAAAGGGACACCGAAGTGCCCCTTTAATAATTGGTCTGGTTAACGATTTATCAGATTCGCCCCAAACTCTTGTTATCTTATGCTAAGATGTTATCTACGCGGAAGATACGGTAGTATTGGTTGCTCTTCGCCGCCGCAAGACCGTCACTAGGTGTAGAACCAACGAATGGGTTAGACGCCATACCGTAACGAGTTTTGAAACCAATTTTAGGTTGGAAAGAATCTTCACCAACCGCTTTAACCATTTGTAGAGGTACGTATGGGCAGTAGAATACACCTGCGTCATATGCGTTAGTACCTTTATAACCTACAGTAATGTAGTCAGTAGTTGCATATGGGTCGATGTAAACTTTTAAACGACCGTTTAATGTACCAGCAAAAGTGTTACCAGTATCGTCAACTTGTAAGTTAGTCGCCATTGCTGGAGTGTAATCTAACATACCAGATGCCGCTAATGCAGTTGCTACGTCTGAAGAACAGATAACGATGTTACCTTTACCACGACGAGTTTCTTTAGCAATAACGTTTGCTTCGCGGTCTAATTGTACTACTAAACCTTTGAATTTCTCTGCTGACCAACGACCATCTGCATCAGTAGATAAATCGAAGATACCTTGAGTAGTAACGTTAGACTGTAACGCACCAGTTTTTGCTTGAGAGTTGATAGTACGAATTACTTCACGGTTGATTTCAGCAAGAATCTCTGTAGATAAGATGTTTGCTAATTCAGTTTCAGCGTCAAGACCGTGGATTGCTTTTAAGTCTTGTGCTAATTCTAGTGAGTATTCTGCTTTCAACGCACGAGATTTCGCAGTAACAGTCTGCTTCTCGATTGTGAAACCCATCTCTGCGAAAGGTGCGCCAACGCCATCGCCTAATGCTTCAGCGGCCGCAGTAGTCATACCAGTTGCAGTTAAGTCAGTTAAACGTGAATCGTCAACACTTGAGTCAGTTGTACGTGTACCAGTTACAGAGTCATCAGAGATGCCGTTGAAACCAGAAGCGTTATCTGAATCGTGAGTACCAGTACGGTCACCAGAGAATTGAGTCTCTGCTTCGTTGAACAATGCTTCACGTGAAGAGGTAGAACCTGCTCCGTAACGTGCTTTCATTGCAAAGATAAGACCAGTAGGACCAGACATTGGTTGAACACCACATACGTCATATGCCATTAAGTTAGGCATTGCACGACGTACTAATGAGATTAATACTGGATCCCAAGTACCGATTGAACCAGTGTTTGCGCCAGCAGGTGCCGCTTCGTTTAGTCCACCGAAACCTTGGTGTTGTGCACGTTCTTCCATCATTGCTTTTTCTTGGTTTTCCAAGATTGCCGCAGTTACCGCTTTACGCTGTTGGTCTTTAATCTCAACGCCTTCGTTAAGGACTGGAGACCACTTTTCGATTAAGTTATCGTAAGAGTTCATTTGAATATTCCTATTATTTTAGTTTACGCATAGTAGATAGATATTGCTCCATTACTGAAGATACTTCAACAGTTTCTTCTGGTGCTTCATCTACAACTACATCGTTAGTAGTATTGATTTGTTTTGCAAAGTGAGATTCTTTGATGGTTGCAACTTTAGATGCGAAATTGTCATCAAAGTCGATACCTTCAACTAACTCTGCTAGTTTTTCTTTTTGGGTGTCTGCTAAGTCACGAGCAGATTCAGCAATAACTGCGTTACGCTTGTACTGTTCTAACTCTTCAGATAGTTTAATTGCTTCGCCAGTTTGAGCATTAAGTTTTTCTTCTAACTCATTTACTGATTCTGCTAGTTCATCAACTAAGTCAACCTTGGTTTCTGGTACTTCGATGTAAGACTCTACGAATAGGTCTTTCATTTTGCCCATGAAGTTTTCAGCGATTTCAGTACGTAAACCGTTCTGAATTGCTAATTTGTTTTCTTCCATCCAAGACTCAACTACGTAGTTAAGGTATGAATCAACTTTCTCTACAAGGTCAGATTTAATAGAAGATACTTCTTCTGATAACTCTTCTTTGTATTGCTCTTCCAAGCGAGAAACTTCTTCAGATAGTTTTGACTTAACGGCCGCTTCAAAGATTAATGCAGTCTTTTCTTTGAACTCTTCAGAAAGAGTTGCTTCAGAATCAACTAGTGCATTGATTTCAGAAGTAGTGTCAATAGAATTTTCTACTACAACTTCGTCTTCGATTTCTACGTCTTCGCCCATCATTTTACCGTATGATGCTTGTAAGTCAACTTTCTTCATAGAATTAAGTTTGCTGTACATTGCATTAATAAGACCTGCTTTGGTCTTCGGTAAGGATGTTTTCTTAGTAGACTTTGCCGCTTTATCAACAGAAGCAACTGATTCTGGTTCACTTACAGGTTGACCTGCAACTGCACCGCCAGCACCTTTTGGTTCTGTCTTTTCGTCAAGAGTTTCCTCCACGATTTCGTTAACATTTTCATCGTGAAGTTCTACTTCGACATTGTTTTCAACAGTCATTATAGACTCCTTACATATTAGATTTGATTAACGAGAGGAAATTTTTGAACTCCCGAACTTGCGTTTCATATAGATCCGCTTTCGGTGCACTCTTGATTTCTGTCTCCATCTGTTCAATTATCTGAGGTTCCAAAACGCCATTGTTCCAAACCCAATCAACACCTTCCATAATCCCATTTACGAAAGCATCAGGTGCTGAGGGGTCTTGGACTATATCAACTGTAGCAAGATGAAAATCATCTTTGACATACATGATACCGTTTTTTTGCTCTAGACTTCCCATACCACGAGTTGACACACCTAGTTGAACGCCACCTTCAAGAAGACCTTTTACAATCTTACCCATAGGAGTATCCAGTATTTGTGCCTTTCCAACTACATTATTGCCTTCAAGTCGAAGGTCAGTAATTAAGTGAGAAACTTTGTCTAAGTTAACAGTAGGTCCGTCAGGGTGATTCAATTCACCAACTGCACGTTTCTTGCTAACTTGTTCTGTAACGTATTTATTAACAGCAGATTCCATGATTGCACGTGGATAAATGCGTCCGTTACGATTCTTTGCGTCTGCTTGAGCGAAAATACCTTCGATGACGTAAGACTTCTCGCCATTCTCTTTCTTCTCAACTAGACATTCTAGTCCGTTTTCTGTAAATTCACTAATCAGTTTCATTATAGTTTTCCTAAATCTTTCAAGATTTGTTTTGCTGTTGCTTCAGCATCTTTCTGAGTCTTGAGATTGTCAACCATATCGCCATCAATCTTTAGTTCAAAACCCTTAGAATTTTTAGTTATGACAACAGGTATTCTGCCCATCTTCTTGTTATATACGACTTTCTCTTCAAGAGACTGTCTCATGCTAGAAAATGTTTTCATACTAAGTTTTTCCTTTTACATTTATTTATACAAACTTGAACTTTAAAGATTAAGGTTTTGTTAATTTTCTTCTTCAACGTCGTCTTGCATTTCTTCGAATTCAGTCTCTTCAACCTCTTCGTCATCCAAGTCTTCGTCGTCAAGATTTTCTAATTCTTCGTCTTCATCGAAGTCATTAAAGATAGTGTCAGCAACACGTACCTTCTCTTGTTCTAATGCATCACCCATCTTATCTGCAAGTAAGTCATCCATATGTGTCTTTGCTTGATTAAAGTTCTGGTCTGCAATTGCGTCAATCAACTCCGCTAATGGGTTTGATTCTACTTCTTGATTTTCTACATCACTCATGTTATACTCCTAAATCATCTTCGTCGTTTCCGCCTTTCGCATTCTCGGATTCAACTTCATCTGTCATTTGTTTGATATCATCATCTGACATCATCATTACGTTTTTCATTACCCACTCACGTGAGAAGTATTCACCTACATATTGTGAAATCTGGTCTAATGTTTGTAGACGTTCTCTTAGTAACTCTGCGTCTTTTAATTCTGAGAAATGGTTGTCACGAATGAAGTCAACTTGAATATCATTCTTCCAATCTTCCCAGTCTTGTTCTGTACATATACCTTTCAGTAATAATTGTTTACGCAATAGTCCTGTGAATAGACCTGAGAAACGTGAACGTAATCTATCAACAAACTTTTGAAACTTAACTTCGTCACGATTAATCTCTGTGCTACGACCAAGACTAAACTGTGACTCTTGTTCCAATCTACTTAGGGGAACATTAAGTGAACGATATAGACGTTTCTGGAAGTAGATAATGTCATCAATCTGACCTAAGTTATCACCGCCAGGTAGTGTACTGATTTCTGTACCACGTCCACCTTCACGTCTTGGTAACCAGAAGTCTTCAAGCATAGACATATGTTTACGGTCATCTTTCAGATTACCCGTACTTGCGTCATATACTAACTTGTTACGATAACGATTCATGATATCTTTCATGTGTTGTTCTGCTTTGTTAGCAGGTAAGTTACCAACATCAATATAAAAGATACGTCTTTCTGGTGCACGTGCGAGACGATAGATTACAAGTGAATCTTCCATCATACGCAATTGATTAATAGGTTTTATTGCTTTGTGTAGATAAGATACTACACGTTGCTTACTAGGGTCTGTGAGACCTGAAGTAACATATGAAACAGCATCTGGAGACAGTTTAACTGCTTTAGTTGTTTGTTTCTTTTCTTGGAATACGTAGAACTCGTCTACTCTATCAACAACCTTTGCTTCTGTCTTAGTATCCTTTTTATATTTTACCTCTTTGACTTTACGAATCTTCGTAGCATCAATAGGGCGAATCTCTTGAATACCTGCATTCAATGCAGATTCATTGACAACAATATGGTGTACTAATCGTCCATCGACATACCATGAACGGAACATATCGTGTGCCATATCATTAAAGTTCAACATACTACAGATGTTGTCAAACTCTTCTGACATTAATTTCTTGATTTTATCTGAGGTATCTACACCATCTAAGTTCAATTCAACAGGTGATTGCATTTCTGAACCACTGATTGATTCATTGATAATATCTTCGATTGCCGCATCAACTTCTGGATGCTGTGCAACGCCACGATATTTCATGATGAGTTCTGCATTATCTTTCGCATTATCACCATTGATATCAATGTATTGACCGTAGTGTGAACCACTAGCAGTTACATAACCCGCACCATCGTCATCCACTTTTGGAACGATAGAAGGAGTTTTCTCATTTTCTTTTTGTGGATCTTTCTTGCCTGCGCGTTTAAGTTCAAACCCAAAAAGTTTCATAATACTATTGTTATTGTCTGCCATGTTCTTCCTCGATAAAAAATGCATGGGCAGAATGTCCACCCATGCATATATTTATACTTCAATTAAGAAGTCGTGTCGCTTTCCCAGTATTGTACTTGGAACGTCACTGTGAACTCTTCAATAGTGCTTTCAGTGTCGTATGACAAGTCAATAGCAGAAACTTCAGTAGGGAAACAAGAACGGAAGTTATAAGTCTTTAAAACTAATCCGTCTTTGTCTAACTGGTCTACTGTTAAGTCAGTTTGATACTCTGCTGGATCGTTGAAACCAGTATTCTCATTGTGTGAGTTGATACCGTTCATCCAACGTTCCATTGCATTACGTACTTCAAAACCAGTGTCGTTGATTACAGTGATAGTCCAAACATCAAAAGTACGGTCACCCGCAATTTTAAGTTGACGACCACGGAATGGTACAACGATTTCACCCATCTGTGAAGCAGGTAACTGAGCACCTTTCGCCATGAAAGATGTTAATTCAGCATCACCTAATGCATATGCAGGGAAGTTTACTTTTACGTTGAATAAATTGGGACGTGCACCGCCACCTTTCAACTTTGATTTAAAATCATCTACGCCTAATATCGCCATGATTATGCTCCTACACTACCAACTACTTCTTCAAAGTCTACACCAGTTCTAACTGCAACGAAGTTCAATTGAACGAAGTTGATAGAACGAGCAGGTTTGATGAAGATAGATGCTACAAATTGGTTATTGTCAATTACTTCTTGCGTATTGTTTGTTTCATCACATACAACACGGAAGTCAGTAATACCACGACGACCTTTCACACGACGTAAGAATGGTTCAACAATGTTTACGAACTCTGCACGAGTAAACTCGTCATTGAATTCGAACATTACATTCTTGGCCGCTTCACCAATTGATTTCTCAACTGCGATAAACAAACGACGAACGTTAATACGGTCGAATGCTGAAGGACGATTTAGTAAAGTTTTATCACCAAATAACACTAAACCAGTACCAGGAATGTTAGCAATTGGGTTAACGCCTGCTTTGTAAATCTGGTCACGTTGTGTTTGATTTGGGTTAGTAAGAATATCAGTAACACCACGATATTGTCCACGACGTTGTCCCGCAGGAGAGTACCATGGATCTGCTAATTGGTCACTTGCCGCCATAAGACCAGCAGTTGAACTGTTTGCAGGGATGTTGATATACTTGTCGTTATATTTATCATATACTTTAAAGTAGTTATTATCTACGAATAAGTAAGATGACTTAGGTAATGCATCCGAGAACGAAACTGCATTTGTTGCCGCTTGTGTATCTGTTTTACCCACAACCGCTTCACTAGGTACCGACGCAACTACAACACAATCTTTACGAGCAGTTGCAATTGACTCAAGGTCTGTTACGATAGTGTCTGCATCTGCTTCTGAAGTAACAGGAGGTGCAATTAAGAAGTCGATTTCTGTAGTTAACTTGTCTTCGAATAAATCGAAACCAGTTGCAAAATTACCAGTACTTAGTGCAGATGATTCTTGACCACCACCTAAGTTTACTGTACGAACTGCGTCAGTTAGACCAGCACCGATACCGTAATCAGTTCCAGCATCAACATCTGGTGCTGTACCGATATTACCACCTAAATCTAAGTAGTCAGAACCGAATGCAGAATCATCACCGAAGTAACCATTCCAGATATATTGAGACTGTTCGTTCAATACGTCAGAGATGTAGTTAGGTGAGTTATCAGAACGAGTTGCACCTTGTGCCATAGATAAGTGTTCAAACTTCTCTAGTACAGTACCTTTAGCACCTGAAATTGCACCAGTACGGTCAATAACAGCAACGTGAATTTCATCGTTAGATGCATTCTTACTAGTTGCGTAATCTGAAGTTCCTGGAGCACGGTCGAAAGAACTTGCATAAGTCCAACCAGTAAAGTGTTCTGCGCCTGCTGAATCACTTGCAGGACAGAATGAAACTGTTAATGCATTACCGATAGTGCCAGGATATTTTGCTACCCAAGTACCAGAGTTAGTTGCACTTGCACCTTCACCTACTGCTGTAGAGATAGTGTTATCCCAGTGGTTTAAGTTTTTAACTACAAGTGAACTGCCATCAGAATCGCCAACAAATTTAGTGACTGCACCATGTGCATTCTGACCGCCGTTGTTCATACGAACGACTTGTAATGTTTGTGAGTATTTTAAGTAATAAGCGGCAGAATGGAAATCTACCGAGTTTGTATCGCTGGGTGCACCGAATGCATCTACTAGACCAGTTTCATCTGCTACTAGTGTACGTTCTTCTACAGGACCCCAACGGAAGTTACCTACGAATGCACCGCCAGCGGCACCGACTGCCGGGACTACCGAACTCTTGTCGATTTCACTTATAGTGATTCTAGGTGATGATGGTTTAATCGCCATATCTATTTCCTTTGTTTCGTTAACGAATGATAAGTTGTCATAATACGTATTATATATTCATGAAATATATTCAATACTCTTATTTATACTTTTACCATTCTCTATCACCAAACGTGTCCATCTGGTGCCATCCTTGATACGTGTTTTGTTCTTGTTCGATATAATCAGAACCATCATCAATGAAACCAAAAGGTACAACATCATTTGTTATTTGCTCCATCTTATCTTGGAACATCATTTGTTTGAGGTTTATATCTGTCATATCTGCAAAGAACTGTGTCGAAACAAAGTAACCAAACATAACTAAGTTCATCATCAAGTCATCATGGTTGCCGTCAGATGCTTCAAATGATTGACCCTTAGCAACGAATGTCGATATCTCAAGTATAGTGTCTTCGTCATATAACGCAAGTTGCCCACTTTCAATAATATCTTTGATAGCAGAACAACCTAGTCTCTTGACTTTACGATTCATTTCAATACCAAGTGCATTTGCTTTAACTGCTGATTCGGTATGTAGATTCTCATATTCAAAGTCATAGTATAAACCATTACATACAACAGCACCTTGGTCGTTTGCTTCAACGACAACATATGCTTCGTTATATGCCATTGCATACTTATAAAGAATGTTAGGAAACAGTATAGGAGATATTCTGTTGTTTTTATAACGAGCAACTTGTTGAAATGGTTTCTCACTGATATCAATAACTGTAAATGTCGAGTAGTCTTGTCCACGACCTTTTGCTACATCTACCATCATGATATACTCATGACCTTTGACAGGTTCTGTATACACAAGTAAGTCACCGCCTTCGTACTTACTCTTGTAATCTATAGCACGTAGTGACATAAGACATTCAGCATCGATAAGAGTAGAACCTGTACCGAAGAATGTATTACCGAATTCTTGGTCAAACTGTAACTGAGATGTATTTGCAATTGTCTCATTCTTCCACTTCTCGTCACGACCTGGAACATCCCACCAGTCTACACGAAATGGTTTGTACTCGTTAGTGCCTTGAACTGCACCAGTCCATATCTTCTCGAACTGATTACCAATACCGTTTGCTGTAGATGTGATAATAACTTTTGTGTCTTTACCAGATGATACTACTGGATATGTCGATGTATAGAACTCTGTCGCATTTTCTACGAATGCGAATTCGTCTAGGAATAGTAAGTTAACAGACATACCACGAATAGAAGAACCAGATGTTGCCGCGGCAATGATACGTGAGTTATTTGAGAATTCGATTGAACCTTTATTGAGTGCTTTACATCCTGGTTGTAAAAAGAATGGTAAGTTTTCTAACATCAATGTAACACGTGCTAACATCTCACGAGCAGTCGCACCTTTGTTAGCAAGGACCGCAATAGTCTTTTCAGAATGGAATAAAGCAAACCAAAGTAGATAACCAACAGAAGAAATACTTTTACCAGATTGACGACAAGCAAGTACAATAGAGAAACGACTTTCTTGGAAATGGTCGAACATGCGTTCTTGGTATGGGTATAGATTGAAGTTAACAAGACCTTTATCAAGATGTACTACCTTAACATATTTTTTACAGAAGTATGCAGGATCTCCCATACACTTCTTGTATTCTCGTATTGTTTCTTCTGTCCATTCTTCAGCAACACCATCACGTTTTACATTAGGGTTACCGAGATATGATTTATTGTTCTCCACTGTCATCGTTAATCACCTTCTCTTCATTCTGTAAGAAACGTTGAAGTTCAGTGGTTGAACCAACAAAGATATTGTTATTAGTAGTACCACCTTCATTAGTCAATGCAGGTTTGTCGATAGTTTGTAGTTTCTTTTTGTCTGTATTCAGTTTCATAAGACGGTCAGATACTTCAGCAGTATTCTTAATCATAGTAGCAAGAACTTCGAACGCACGTGGATGTTCCGACGCACGTGCGAGTTCAAGCATTTCTTCAATACCATCACGACCTTTATCAATCAAGTCATAGTAGACATTACGAGCATACTCGTAGTCCATGTCTACATTTTTATCTTTATCATCTGACATTATAATGCGCTATCCAAATAACTATAATTAAACCCATAATCACTATCTAAACCAACATTAGATGGTGTAGGGGTGAGTTGCATTCTGTATTGAAAATCTTCTCTATCACTGTCACCCGATAGAATATATAGGTTATTATTAACTTCACGAATTACGTTACTTGTATCGTTAGGTCCATAGAAACTTATTTTCATAGCAAATGATAGTGTGTAGATAATTGTTCTACGGTCACCAACAGAACCTTCATAGTCATCCGAGAAGTCTACACTCTGTAAAACAATCGGTACATCTTCTTTAATCTCTGGATGATCCTCATAGAAAGGTTTCACTGAGATTGTATACTGAGGGTTGAAGTACGGTAGTATTTGTTCGACAAGTTGTAACGCATCATCTTGAGACTTTGCGTATATATTCACGTCAAACGTAATATCGTAAGGTACTGCTGAGTAGAATATATTCTTCTTAGTACTATCATTAGCAACTGAAGAAGAGAAATTATTTGACTTTGGTAACTGACGAGTCGGGTCATATTGCATTGATGTTATTTCAAATGACATTCTCGGTAACTTCATTGCGACTCTACGTTCTTGTTCTTCACCGTCACGCATCTCTTCAAGTCGTTGAATGAAAGAACGAGCAGGTGCATATGACAATGGCACCTTGACTTGCGAGATAGTTTCTCCCGCACTGTTCTGACGTAATACGTAAAGATTATTGAACAGTGAACCAAAGACGGAGACTGCCATACGTACTCGTTTGTGATAAAACCATGTTCCAAACATTATGACATATCTCCGAATGGATTGTTTTCGCTAAAGTCTAAGAAGTCACTTTCAAAGTCATCAAAGTATTGATTCTGAGCAACACCATCTTCGACTTCTTGAATGTATTCTAACTCTTCTACTAATGATGGTGCCCAAGTTGCATCATCACTGACTACTGGTAATGAAGTATTGAACGTATGATACTGCCCATCTGTCGCTCCTACGTGTGCTAGGTACAACGTGGTGCTTTCTGAATCCCACTTTGCTACTTCGCCCTTCATTGTGTATGTACCAAAGTCTTGTTCGACAATAGTATTACGTTTATATGTACCACCAGAATAAGGTGCTGTTACAGTAATTGTAGGCGGAATATCATAGTACAGACCAGGATTATTAGTAATAATACCAGATAACTGACCGTTAGTAATTTCTGCTGTAAGGTCTGCATCTACCGCATTAAAGTGATTTAAGTATGCTGTGTTTACATCAGAATCCCATTCTGCGTCCTGTTC